CTTCATCTGTTTTTAAGAATCGTGCAAACGCTGCATATGGATGTTCATCAAATGGTACTGTCATAATTTTCTTGCTATTAGCAGACCATTTAAATACTGTGTTGTCATCTGTTAACTTAACTATACCAGCCTCTACACATCGGTTAGCTAAATTGCGAAGCTTAATATCTTCGTCGTTAGCAATCTCTATAAATAGCTTTGGTTCGTTTTTAGCAAACATGTAACAATCACGCTTAATTTCTTTAGAAGACATTGATGTAACTTCAGAGCCTATTTCTGTTCTTAATATAGCTTCTAAATGTTCAATATCTAATTCTTGAACTAATTTTAAAGCCTCCAGCTCTAATTCAATTAAATCAATTTCATCTACAGCTTCTTTAACAAAGTCAACCTCCTCGTATTTAATGTTTTTGCCTGGATGGTAAACAGATAAAAGCTGTTGTAATAAAGGTTTATTTCTAGGAACGTATAATGTGCCATCTGCAAATATGATATGTTCCATTTTAGCAAAACCATCTTGTTCGTCTACAAATAAAGACTTTTGATTAGTAGCGTATCTAATTTCTTTATTTACGCCTTCTTTTTCGTCAAACCAAATAATGTTTGAGCTTTTTATTTTATAAGTTAACGGAGACATCCCGTTTTTTAAGACATATGTTCTGTCTTTAATTTCCCAATTTTTCATAATATAATTTAATAAGATAAAATAACCCCCGCCGAAGCAGGGGCTATATTAATTATAAGCTATTAAGCTTTTTTCAACAAGAAGAAGTTGTTGGCTCCTTGCGTAATCAAACATCTTTCAGATAAGAAGTTAACTTTCATTTCGTCAACGTCAGAAGTATAAGCACCTCCAACAGATCCTGTAATCCAAGTTTTCATTTTTCTGTCATCTGTTTCAGAAGAACGGTAACGTACGTGTAAGAATGGACGCTTGATATTTTTACCAAGATCTTGATCATACACAGTAGAAGTACCAGCAGGAATAATAGCTCCTTCAACATCTCCAAATCCTCCGCGTGTAGCGAAATCATTTAAGTATTTCCAGTCAGTTTTGTAGAAATCATAAGATCCTCTACGGAAACCGCTAAATCCTAAATTCAATGCCATATCTTCAGAATTGTTAAATACTCCGTAAGAAGTACCACCAGTTCCATAAGAATTTTTAGAAGCTAGTCCATCATCAATAGATAAAGATAATGCACGGTTAGCATAAATCATGTTTTCTTCGATAGCTCCGTTTTTATCTAATTGCTTTAAGATAACGTCAAAGTCAGAAAGATCAGCATCAGAAGATAAATCTTCAAATACATTTCCTCTAGCCTCTAAAGCTGCAAAGAATCCTTCAGAACCAGTATATCCAGCTCCTAAAGTAGATCCAGCCGCTTTCTTCACAGACTCAACCATAGACATTTCTAAGTAATCTTCAAATCTTAAGCGAGTTTCGTGCTCAGACTTTAAGTACCATAAATATCCAGAAGCTCCATTTTCAGAAGTAACTTCAATCCACCCAATCTGAGCAGTATCAGATCCGTTGATTTGGTAATTATCTTTTAAGATAATAGGCTTGTTGGTATAAGAGCTGTAGTCAGCATCAATAGAACCAGCCATTCCAGCAGAACCTTTAGCAAACTCAGAACCATAAACTACAACTGTAGCTCCATTAGTTAGAGTTAATCCAGTCCAGTCAGCAGCAGTATAACATACAGCTGTAAAAGTTCCTGTAGATGTACCTGTATTAGCGCCTGCTACAGTAACAACACCCTTAAGTACTATTCCAGTAGGGGCGTTAGCAGCAGTAACACCTTGTACCATAACTGTTTGTCCTACGCGAATAGCAGGAGCAGAAGCTGTATCTACGCCAGCTGGTAGAGTAACTGTGAATACGTTAGCGGAAATAGCAACATCTTCGTAACGAGTGTGTAAACGCCCTTGCTCTACCCAACGAATTTCGTCAGATGTAGAAGGCATTTCAGCTGATACCATACGTAAGAAAGAAGAGATAGAACGATTTCCATAAATCTCAGCTTCTTTTTCGTATACATCAGGTAAAAATTGCTTTGTAAAATCAAAGTCTGTAATGTAATTGTTTTGAAATAAAGACCCTTTAGTTTGTGAGGGTTGTAAATTTTCAATGCCAGTTGTTAAAGCCATTGTAATAAATTTTTAAGTTATTGTTTTAGTTTCATTCTCAACTTAGAACTTGAATCTCCTGTAACAACTTTAAACTTTTGTCCAGTGTTTGTTTTAATAACGCCTTCTTTTCTAGGATCCATATTAATATTTTTAGCCTCCTTAGCGGATGTGCGAAGAGCGTCGGCACGGCCTTGCTCATAAAAATGTTCTGCTAATTTGTCAGCGTTTCTTGCTGCAAATAAAGCTTTATGGTATCCCTTAGCGTCACTAAGTTGTCCATCATCACCTACAAACTTTGAAACAAAATTATTAATGTCTGACTGTTGCGTTTTTGTATCTGCAACATTATTAACTTTATAACGATATTTATTGCTTCCAACTTGAAAGTCAAAACCTTTAAAAGTTTCACCAAACACATTATCTGTTTTTTGTAAAAAAGTTTCAGTTTGTTGTTTATTCAATTCAACACTCTGTTGATATTCATTATAATACTCAAAAGCCTCTTGGTACTCCTGAGGAATATCTTGTTGCTTTCTCAACTTGAGATCAGCATAATATTTCTCTTTGTTTCCTTCTAAGAACTTTCTTGCATTAAATAATTCTTCTTTAAACGCTCTTTTCTTTGAACGTATTTCTCTAGGGTCGTCGTCTTCATCGAATGAAAAATTATCTTCCATGTATTCGTTGATTTCTTGACTGTCCCAAGGTTTTGCTTGTTTATAATATTCACGTAATACTTGGCCATCATCATAGGCTGAAATATCACGATTTAAATTAACGTAGTCTTCTAAAGTACCGCCGGTTTCTTCCATAAACGTTAAAAGCTTATCAACGTTTTCTGGTAATTCAACTTGTGGTTGTTGGGGCTGTTCATTAACCCTAGCTGCGTTTTCATCAACTTTAGGTTTTTCTACTTTTACTTCCTCAACTTCCTCTTCAGTGATGAGCTCGAGCGGCGAGTTTTCGTCTTTAGTTTCTTCGGCTTCGTCTTGCTCTTGTACTTTTTCGACCACTTCTTCGCTATCTCCGGTTTCATTTTCCACAGAAACCTCCTCTGTTTTTCGCTCTTGAACGGCATCTTCTGTTTTGTTTAGTTCGTCTAAGTTAATTTTAGGTACGTCATCTGTTTCTTGTCCAGCTGCTTCTGGTGCAATATCACCTTTTTCAACGGCTTTGTCGAGTACAGCTTGTTCTTGCTCTTGTGCTGATTTAGTTTCTTCGCTATCAACAGCGCCTTTAATTTTCCATTCGCTCATAATTTAATAATATATAATAGTTAATAATTTTTATCGTGGTTCAAACCCGCTTAAATCAATACCACCTAAAACGTCGTTTCCACTAGACTCAAAACCTTTTTTAGGTTCTGGGTTAGATGGCGGTTTTTGTAAATCTATTTCTTTTTTAGCGTCAAGCTCCATTTCTTTTAGCTTCATATTTAAATCAAACTCAAACTGCATTAATTCACGTTTTGTTGCAGCTTCTCTATCTAATTTTTTAATATCAAGCTGAGCTTGCATTTCCGCAAGTTGAGATTTTGCTTGAACTTTTATTTGTTCAGCCTGTGCTTTTGCCATTTCTGCCGCTTGTGCAGCTTGTGCGTTTGCTTCAGATTGTGCTTTTATATTTCTTTCTGCTCTTTCTTGATCTTGCTCTACTTTTTTAGCTCTCCTATGCTTCAAAAGTTGATTAGCAAGTTTTATATTTTTAACTTGCCTTATGTCTATTACATCCTCTAAAAGTATTTGATCTTTAGAAAGGGCTATTTGTATATTATTTTCAACAAGCTGTTTTTCATCTTCATCAGGATCAAGTTCTAAAAATATACCAAAATCATGCAAAAATAAATTGTTTAGCTCTTCTAACGCTCCAACACTAAACGTTCCTATAGCATTAATAAACGCTTCTTTTTGTGGGTGATATTCTAAAACATCTTTTACCCTAATAGATATAGCCTCCGCTAGAGATGTTGTTATATATAAAGAACTATGCAATATATGTCTTGTTGCTGTATTAGAATTAGCAGCGGCAAGCTTTTGAACACCAACTAATGCGTATGGGTCAGGATCGCTGCCGTCTCTAGCCTCGTTTAAACCTGTTACGTCCCGTAACATCTGTAAGTAATAGTTATAAGCTTGTATTAATAACTGTGTTTGTTGACCACCGCCACCAGGCAATTCTTGAATAGGCACCTTGCCAGAGTTCATCTCGCCATCAATAGTCATAGATCTTCCTATAACAGAACCTGTTTGGAAGTACATATTAAGAGCTTCTTGTGGGTTGTAGTTGGTTCCGTTGCCTAAATCAATTTCGGCTAGCCCATCGGCATCTAAATAAACACCTGAAGGTGTCATTCTTTGTATTGTTTGTTGTAGCTTTAAATGCGTAAGCTGTATAAGATCAGCGTATGTAACCATCCGGCTAACTAAACTTTCAATCTTTCCTTTGTACATTCTAGGAGCGCTTACAACATAATTCATCATAACGCTATTAACGTTGGAATCGGGGCGCACCATGTTTTGTGCCTTTTCCCATTTAAGTAGTTTATTCGCTCCTAACACCATTACACCTTCGTATATGGTTTCAGATAGTTTTTCTATTTTTTCAAATCTAGCACGTTGATCTTTAGGTGGATTAAAAGTATCGTCTTTTTTAATTGCTTTATTAGCACCTGTAGATGTTTCTTTTATTTTATGAACACTTTTTTCCCAGCTTTTCCAATTAAAATATAAAACAGTTAATGTATTCGAATCGGAGCTATCATGGCTATCATTTGTAGTATAATCGTAGTTATTATAATTTGATGATTTTTTTATTGCGTCAGCAAAATCTTCATCTGATAAACTAGGAAATTGTTTTTTAAGTTCATTAGATTTTATCTGCTTAATTTCTCCAAAATAATAACAATCTTCAAAGTTAGGATCTTCTGTATATGAATAAACTAAATTAGCTGGATCTACATAATCTAACTTTATACCGTCAGTATTATTAAAACTATGCTTAGTGCAAGCAATTCCAAGAACAGTTTGATCGTAATCAATTCGTTTTTTTAATTCAGAATAGTTGTTTCTTTTAAATACATTATCTATAGCTTGCTCTTGTGCTATCTCAATAGAGGGTTTATATGCTATTTGCATATACAACTCTAATTCCTCGTTCGTTTTAGGGGTGTTTTCTGCTACAACAGCCCTAGTGTCTACACCTAAAACAGTATTTAGCTCTTCAATATACTCTTTTGCTATTATATCATCTTGAACACTTTCTACATAATCTGTTCTTTCTTTTATAGAAGTGGGGTCTTGAGCAAAAGCTTTTATTGTAAACAAACGGTCTTGCATCCCGTTTACTACAATATCCACAAACTTAGGAATAATTGGTACTGGTTTCCAATCTAAATTAAGATATGACAAATCTCCATTAATTGAAAATTCGTCTTTATACTTTTGAACAGATTGTTCTCCTCTAGCATATAATCTTAATTTGTGAAATTCACGTTGATTCTGAGTGAACCTACCTGATCCAGAGTTTTTTCTAAACCATTCATTTTGGATACCTCGCGCCACTTCCATTCCGTATGCTTTGCTACTCTTCGTAGCGTCGTCAACCGATTGGCTGGGAAATTGGGTAACTTGTCCTGTAGCTTCTGCCATTTTCTATTGTATTATTTTACTATTTGATCCTGCGTTATTATATTTTGAAAACCCAAAATCTATTTTTTTAATTTCACGTGTGCTCTTAGACGCATATAAATGTCTTTGACAAGCCATAATAGCTAGCCCAGAGCTTATAGACGCATCAAACTTAGTTCTTTTATTAATATCAAATTTAGCCCAGTCTTCAAGCGTTCTTTGAAAGTACATTCTACCACATGCTCCATCTTCTTTGATGCCAACATGGTTTTCAATATAACTTTCAATTGCTGCTGCGTGAGCTTGTCTTATATCTTCCGAAGAGTTAGGTATACCACCTAATTCTTTTTCAGTTACAGAAAGTTTATTACGAGACTTATCGGGTCTATTCATTGAATAACCTCTATAACCTCTTCTTTTAATATGATATAATAATCTAGGTTTGTTATTTTCTGCTAATATTGGCATTCCATAAAATATCATTGCCATAAGAACATCTTCAAAAAATATTTCAGCAGTTTGTGGTCTAGCTACATACTCTAAAAAGAATTGACTAGATGGAACTTCAGACAACATGCTAAATGTTGTTAATCCGTGCAAAGCTCCATTTGAACCGCTACCGTCGGTTGTTCCAGATATATCATAACTATCACAGCCAAAAGCTCCTAAATCCTGATTACCTGGATATTTAATTCCGTTCTTAACAATTATATTGTTTTGCATACTAACCGGCGGTATCCAAGATAACTTAAATCTACCGGTTTTATTTGGGTGAAATTCTACTTCAGAATCTTTTACCCCATTCTTCCAACTAAATGATCCGCGGGTTACATAACCCTGCATAACCATTTCTTCGTTGAAATCAATTTGTTCATATATTTTATTTAGATTGAATAAAGACTTTTCTATTTCATCTCTAAATGCGTGCTTTTCATATCTTGGAAACTGTCTGTAAAACTCATTAAGCCCATCATTGTTTCCTTTAAGCCCATCTGCTTCATTCTCCCAATGCTCGATAACTCCATAGCTGATAAGTTCTCCATCGACCCCTTCGACCGGGCTTTCTGGAGTATCAAACACAGGGTATCCATATTTATCAATGAATCCTTCGTAATTCCATTCCATAGGTATGAACAAAGCGTATAGTCCACTAGAAGTCTGCCCATTGCGATTTCGCTTTGTAACGTCTGAGTCATAGTATAATTTTTTAAAGTTCTCTCCACCTTTGTCTAAAGCATTAGATGTTGAGCCCATCATACATTTACCAACTACTTTTGCTCCAAGTCTAAGACACGTTTTTGTGACCCTCCAGTTGTTGAGTATATTGTCTGGCTTTTCCCACTTGCCCGATTCATCGTGGACAAGTAATCTGAGCTTCTCCCCATCATACGAGTTGTCTCCGGTGTTCTTCCAGTCGATCGTTGTATCCAAACCTTTTTGGGTTTCCGTAGAGGCCTCGTTAATGGTACTCCTAGTGAGTCTTCTTGACGGGGTCTTATACGATAATTCCGTCTTCGGCCTTTCCATACCGTCCTGGATTGGTTTAAAGAAGAACGGGTAATTTGCTGATATTGGTACAACCTTATCTGTGAACATCTTCTTTGCATCTGATCCAGACTTTGATAAAATTCCAAATCTGGAATCCCTGGAGACTGTAGCTTGGTTAACAACCTCCGAGCTTCCCATAAAGGAAAAACCAGACCGTCTATTCTTGAGGTAGCACATTCCATAACTTCTTGGATCAGCCTTACACGCTTCCCAGAAATAGTAGAATATCTTGTTTGCTTGCCTAAAGTCCGGTGATCCCACGTCGATTTTTGTCCAGTTAAGGTAGATATAGTGTGACCCTGTAATGTAACACGGGTCCCCGTTGCACATGAACCAATAACCGTCAGACCTACGACTAAACTCATTATCGATATAATCGTAGTACTGCTCTTTAAAATCATCTGGAAGTATTTTGAAATCATATATTGTTTTAATTTTATTTAGTGAAGATGGCCTTGGTGTTTTTATAAACACTTGGTCTTCTTTATTTAATTCTTGGCCAGCGATTTTATCTGGTGCTTGTGGTAATGCAATTCTTAAACCTTGAACTTCATATATTTCACCTATAACACCGGTTTTACTTATAACAACACAGTCAATATCTTCGTTATAACCATATTTAAAAGATTTAGCTTTGTTAGCTTTTTTAACGTGCTTTAAATCTAAATGATCTGTAGTTGTTGTGTATAGCATTTGCTTATACATTAGCGCGGCCCTCCACACCAAAGAATTCTCTTTTTTCTTTTTCGCCTTCTTCTTTTATATTAGAAAGCTCTTCTACCCTATCTAGCATTGTTATAGCATCCTCCATAGCTAATCTATATGCTGAAGCAGATATTTTTACTTTTTCAGGATCTAATTCATCTGGATCCATCTTCTTATTCATAACTTTGATTAATTCATTTATTGAATTTTCTGCAGCATTAAGAATAAGTTGTCGTTTCTTTTTTATGTCCATAGTTGATAGTTATGTCTGTTGATAAAATTCTATATAATTTTTTATCATCTATGTTAAACTCATACTCAGAATCCGGAGTAAACCCCACAATATCGCCATAGGACAACCCTAAGGACTCTAAATAGTCATTTGTATATGTAAGCTTGCCTAAAAGTTTTTGTTCACTCTCAGTGCTCCATATGTCTTCGTTTTCTAACGGTTCTACAAAACAATACATATTTGGGCAGTGCCATTTATCATTTTGCTTGTATGCGAAGAGCTGATCTGGTGAAACTATATATTTATCTTCGTCTATATAGCTACCAGAGTTTCTTTCGTTTCCTCTTGCGTCAAACCATCTTCTAAATACATTGTGATGTATAATAACTTTATCGCCTGGTTTTACAGGTGTGTTTATATTAATAGGAACATTAACTACAGTCCCAATTCTATTTACAAACTTATAATCACGTTCGGTTATTTCTGTATTTAGTATAAGTTCTTTGTTATCGATAGACACTTTATTATCGTATCGATTGGTTGTTGATATAATATAATTGTATAGTGATTTCATTTAGTAGTCTAAGTTATATTCTATTGATACAGCCATATTCGCATTGAAATGTTTCCAAGGCAGCTGAGCTCCGTCTTTTTGAATATATATCTTGTAATTTCCTTCTTCTTCTAATATGTCACATATCTTGTGACCCCCGTAAACTTCTTGGCCTACGGAGTAGTGCATTGCTTCGTTTTTATAATCTTGGCCAATGCTTATCTTTCTAATTAATTTCATTGAATTTATTTTAGTATGTCCAAATAGTCGTGCTAGGTGCTCCTGGGTAGCCAATACCAACGTGTACAAAATTACTTTTTCTTGATATGCCTATTCTTTTAAAACCACATTTAATTGCAGCAGCAACTAATAAGTATGTAGCTTCGCCGCCAACACATTTAATATCTACAGCAGCACCGTGTGCGTGCTCACCTGGTTTTTCTTTAGCAGCTTCAATTGGGTGGCTTGGAGATCTATATGATGAATTTATAACTATAGGAAAACCATACTCTTTTCTAAGAGCATCCAGCATACCTAATAGCCTTGGATCCATCTTGTCCATATTACCTTTAAAGTCCCCTTCGTCTGTAAAGTATTTTAATTTCATATTATTTAAATTTTTTGTATATATTGATTGAAGTATAAACTATTGTAAGCACCAACACAAGCGTTTGTAACGTAGGATTAATATTGTGTGCCATGTCTGAACTAGCAAATAATGCCGTTATATTTAAACCGTATATTTTCAAATCTGTATTTATCATTTATGTTTATTATTTCCGAACACCTTCTCGACTCCTCGTGATCCGAAATAGCCCCCGATGACTATTGTTAATAGCCCCGTTATATCATCTAATGGATAACCCATATACCAACCAGCAACATATGCTATTACTAAAAATACCAATGTTAATGGCCGCACATTAGCAGCAAGCCAGCTTCCTGACCGAGCGTCTGCGACCCATCTTCTTGTTGTTCCATCAATTTCTGCTCTTTCAATATCTAATTTTTTAAGAGCAACTTCTTTATCTTCTGGTGACATATCACTGCCGCCGATTATAGCTTGTATTACAGAACCAACGGGTGTGTCACCCGCAATGGCCCCAACAACGTTAGGAATCTTTTGTAATAAAAATTTCCCAACGTTGGTGTCTTTAAATTTTTTTTTAGCCATTATTGTCCTTCGTTATATAAAGCAGTTACTTTCGCTTGAGTTAGTGCTGTATTATAAGCCTTTACTTTACTTATTTTTCCTAAAAACTCGTTACTAGTTCCATCCCCTTGAGCACCTATACGAATAGGCTGTGTACCTCCTTTATTAATAGTTGAAGATGATGAATTTGAAACAGATAGATTTCCATTAACATATATCTTAATATCTGAACCTTCTCTAACTAAAACTAAGTGATACCAACCTCCACTAGTTGTAACTACACCTGCTGCGGTTTGAGTGTTAATACTAGTTGAACCACTTCTTAAAGTTGCGTTTACTTTTCCATCCGTTAGCACCCCTAATGTAAATGCTCTAGTACTATCGGAAGAACCGTATTTTGTTATTATTTGTCTTGTTGCTCCTAACGTAGTAGGATTAGCCCAAGTTTCTATAGAGAAATCATTTGATGCGTCTATTGGAGTGTTAGTTGTTGTATTAACAGTAACATAATCACTAATTCCATCAAAATCAAAGTAACCTGAAGAATTCCAAGTAGCATCGTTTATATCACCATTAAACCCATCAGGATAATCGTTCTTAGTAAAGTTAAAGTTTTGGCGTATTTTGTCTTGTGTTAAGGCTGAACTGTATACTCTGACTTGCCCCACTCTACCGTCAACATTATATGCGGTGTTATTATAGTGAGCGCCAATGTAAGTATTAGCACTTTCTAATGACGCTGTAGAGCCTGTGCCGCTGCCAACATTAGCACCGTCTACATATTGTGTGTAAGTGTCTCCGCTCCTAGTTAGTACAATATGATGCCATTTACCCGCTGTTAAAACAGCTCCACTTTGTCCTGTTGGTGAAACAGCAGCCCCGTTAACTGAAATATAAGTGAATAATGTATCGCCGTTAATATAGTGTCCTAAGCCGGTTCCACCGCTATATCCTTGACCACCCCATAACATTTTAAAACCGCTTAAAGTATCAAAATTCCACCACATTTCTACGGTAAAGTCACCAGTTAAATATCCGCTTGAATTAAGACTAATATAATCACCACTTCCATCTAAATCAAAGAAATCACCAAGTTCTTGGTCATATGATGTATTACCTACTAACGTTCCATTGTTTCCTGTGTCCGCAGTCCAAGTTGTTCCGGTTCCGCTATAAGAGGCAGGGTCTAAATGCAAACTTGGTGTTACATCAAAATCAGCTATTAATTCAAATGCCCAAGCGATTTGGTATGTGCCCCGTGTGTTTGCTGATAAAGTAAACTTATAGTATTGGTATTCCGGCGATGCAGCAAATGTTGTTTCGTTTCTGTTGCGTTCTATAGTTGTGTTTTGGACTGTTGACCCAAGCAAATACCAATTGCTATTATCCGTGGACCCATATAATTTTGTAGTTCCAGTATATTTATAGCCGCTTGAATATTTTTCATATACCGCAAAACCACTAACAGATTTAGCCGCATCCAGCGTTATAACCATTTCATTATTTGCCTCTGCGGTTCCGTTGTTACCCCAGCCAAATGCAGTTACAGTATCAAATATGCTTGCAGTAGTAGCGGTATCTGCTGTTCCAGGAGCAAGTGATGGGTGAGTAGAAGTTGATGTAATCGACGTTACAGCATTTTGAAAACCACTCCATACTCCAGAGCTTGTTGTTGCTAGCTCAGTTTCGTTAGTGTTCTTAGCAAAAGCTACATAAAACATAGTAGAAGCGGGGTTTAACCCGCTACTGCTTCCTTTAACCTTAAAACCATCACGGTGAAACTCTAAATGTGAACTCCACCCTGTCGACTCATAGTTATTTCCATCTGATCTTAGCTGTTTATCTACGCCTCTTTGATTATCGTGAATACTCCAACTTGTTGCAGCGTCTACTGGTTTAAACATAATAAACGCTGGTTCAAAACCAGTATATACTTTCACCCCTGTACTACTAAAATTACCTTCATAACTACCTACCTTAGATACACCTCTTTTAGA